AGCGAGAGCAGAATTAGTAACCCCAAATTTCACACAGGGTTCTATGCAATCGACCACGACCACCACACAAACTATTACCGAGACTATAGACCACGAATTATTTGGAGGAGCTTACTCTAAATGGACTGGCGAAAATATAACACCAAGCAGTCACTTAGAAGACTCTGCAACAACATTCTCGGTAAGCACAGCTGGAGACCCCTTCTCGCTCGAAATAACAACAAGAGCAGCAGGAGCTATAGTCGAGACAATAGACATAGACAGAAGTATTACAACAAACGCTACAACTACTTCCTTGTCGGTCTTCTCGCAATAGGAAGTCCTGCCTTAGCTAATGAACCAGAAGTACAAAACACCTCCAACCCTGTGGCTGCGGCAACAGGAAATGTTACCAATCAAGCTGTACAGTTCCAGAATAACGGTGCTCCCAGTAGACAGCATTATGGTCCCAACATTTCGTGCAACGGATCTACTATGACGTTTAGCCCATTTTATATGGGTAATCATACGGTACCAATGGACCCTGAAGCTTATGTTCAAAATGAGAACTGGGGCTTTCAGGTTAACTTCATGATACCTTTAGATCAAAGTGGTCTTAAACAATGTAGACGCATAGCAGCAAGACAAGAAGAAAAGATGCGATTAGATTATGAGTTAGTACGAGCACTTAAATGTGCTGAGTTACAACAGAAAGGTTTTATGATTCATCCTAAATCCCCTTTCTATACTATGTGCTCTGATGTTATTCCAATTGCGTCATATCTCAAATCAACACAACCACCCAAGGAAAAGCCTTGGTATAAACCTTTTTAATTATGACTGGTGATAGAACACCCTCCTCACGAGAAAAAACACGTGAAGCTGCCATTGCAGCAGAAAAAGCTAAAGCTAAAGAAAAGTCCGAGTAAACCTTAACCAATTAAACTAATGATCGTATTAATCAAGCCTGTCCTATTCGCTTTCATCAAGTCCAAAGCAGTTAAACAACTTGTAGTTGACCTGCTCGAAAAGCTAGCAGCATCCACAGATAATACCCTGGATGACCAGGCAGTTGCACTTGTCAAAAGAAATCTAATTAAGTAAATGACTACAGCTAAAAAACGGGCTACTGATTCACAGTTCAATGAACTACATAAATTAGTAACTACGGAGTTTTTAGCTAGGATAAAGTCAGGGGAAGCTACTACAGCTGACCTTAAAGCGGCTTGCGATTGGCTAGCTAAGAATGATATCACAGGCATTGCCTTCGATAGTTCCCCTCTAGGGAAGCTAGCCGATCTTATGCCCAAGGTTGATTTTGATGCAGTCCAAAAAGCAGTACACCGATAATGGCTCCTAAAAAACTCCCATTTTCTAAACTGAAGAAAAGTGCCAGGAATTACCGCAAGAACCCTTTGTCTCGTAAGAAAAAGAATGCGTCTCAAAGGAAACGAAATAAGCTCAAGATCAACAAGAAGTATAGAGCCGAACTTAACCGTGCCAGAAGAAAAGCTGGAGCATACGGTAAAGGTGGTAAAGACTTCTCTCACACAAAACGAGGTACGCTAGTACGTGAGAATGCATCTAAAAACAGAGCACGTAATCGTGGTAAAAAATGACACCTATACTTCCTAACGCAAACCATTACACTTACAATCTACTAGCTATGACTTCATCCGAGGCAAACAGACTCTGGAGAAAAGCTATAAAAGAGGCAAACAACTATGAATGTATTTATTGTGGAGAACTCCATAACGAGAATGATCTTACCATTGATCATGTACAGCCCCGATGTATGGGAGGTTGTTCCCATACTAGGAATTGTGTACCCGCTTGTGTCAAGTGTAATCAAAGCAAAGGAAGTCAAAATTGGTTAAACTGGTTTAGGGATAACTTCCCGCCAGACCCCTTTAGAGAACAACAAATCCTTCAATGGATTCAATAGCACCTATGAAATTATTTTTAGATACCGCTGATACTCAAGCGATTTACGACAGACTAGATACAGGGTTGATAAGTGGTGTTACCACCAACCCTACTTTAATCTTCAAAAGTGGTAAGCACCCACAACAGGTTTACAAAGAACTCATTGATAAGGGTGTAGAAAATGTTAGTATGGAAATTACTGCGGATAACCGTAAAGATTTCTTTTCAAGAGCTGTAGGACATGCTAAACAGTATGGAGAAGCGGCTACTATTAAATTACCTTGTTCTGAGGATGGTCTATGGGCTTGTAAGCAGCTTAGTAAGATTAATATACGTACTAATGTCACTTTAGTATTTAGCGTCTCTCAGGCGATTCTAGCAGCATTAGCTGGAGCTACGTACATCTCACCTTTTGTAGGTAGGATGGATGATAACTCTTTATCTGGTTTATCATTAATTAGTGATATATCTAAAGTCTATAAAAAGCAGTTCATTAATACTATGATATTAGCTGCTTCTATTAGAGATGTACAGTCAGTTGGCACAGCTTTCCAGCTTGGTGCTGATATATGTACAATACCACCTAAAGTTTTTGATAGTATGTACGAACATGTACTTACAGATAAAGGTTTAGCACAATTCAACGAAGATGCAAATTCAACAACAACTTCAAAGTGATTTTAGGTTCTTTTTAACGGCTGTGTGGACTCATTTAGCTCTACCACAGCCGACTAGAGCACAACTTTGTATAGCAGAATACCTACAACATGGACCAAAAAGATTACAGATCCAAGCTTTCCGTGGTGTAGGTAAGTCGTGGATCACTGCTGCTTTTGTTCTGTGGACTTTATATAACGATCCTGACAGAAAAATCATGGTTGTATCCGCTTCTAAGGATAGAGCAGATTCATTTTCAATCTTCTGTCAAAGATTAATCCTTGAAGTCCCCTGGTTATCACACCTTAAACCTAAGAATGATGATCAAAGATGGTCACGTGTTAACTTTGACGTAGGACCAGCAGCACCCCACCAAGCACCTAGCGTTAAATCCGTTGGTATCACAGGTCAGTTAACTGGAAGTCGTGCAGACTTGATGGTTTTAGATGACGTAGAGGTACCAAACAACAGTATGACCGAACTACAACGTGAAAAATTACTTCAATTGGTTACTGAGTGTGAGTCTATTCTTACTCCTAAACTTGATTCTCGTATCATGTTCCTTGGAACTCCTCAGACTACTTTTACCGTCTATAACAAACTCAGAGAACGTGCTTATAAACCTTTTGTATGGCCAGCTCGATACCCTCGAAAGGTGGCTATGTACGATGGTTTACTCGCACCACAGCTAGAAGAGGACTTAAATAAACAAGATGACCTTACATGGGAACCAACGGATACGAGATTCGGTGAGGGAGATTTGCTGGAACGTGAATCTGCTATGGGTAGGAGTAACTTTATGTTACAGTTTATGCTTGACACTTCTCTATCTGATGCGGAGAAGTTTCCTCTCAAATTTGCCGATCTCATCATTAATCCAGTCAACCCCGAAACTGCCCCAGAAAACATCATCTGGTGCTCCAGTAAAGACAACATCTTAAAGGATTTACCCTGTGTTGGTCTTCCAGGAGACTATTATTATAGTCCTATGCAAGTTCAAGGGGAATGGCAACCTTATTCTGAAACCATATGCAGCGTAGACCCCTCTGGAAGGGGGTCAGACGAGACTGTAGCCTGCTTTATATCCCAGTTGAATGGGATAATGTATTTGCATGAAATCTACGCCTCTACAGACGGTTATTCAGACGATACACTATTAGCTATATTAGCTAGGTGTAAAAAATATAAAGTATCAACTTTACTTATTGAAAGTAACTTTGGTGACGGCATGGTATCTGAGTTATTTAGAAAACATGCTATTAATAAAAATGTACCAATTAGTATAGAGGAAACTAGAGCTAATGTCAGGAAAGAAGATCGTATTATTGACAGCCTTGAGCCTATCTTTAATCAGCATAGGCTGGTGGTGGACCCCAAGGTTATTAAATGGGATTATGATTCGGGGGCTGAAAGGCCGTCTGAAACTCGATTCCAATATATGCTTGGATATCAAA